TTGAGCGTAAAACCAGATCGTCAAGCCAACAGCGATGAAAGCAGCGTCAAGGTCGAAAGCGAAGAGCACGATCGGGGCAAATCCACCATTGAGGTCGATGAGCAAAAACTGCCCTCGCGCGCCGCTGCCGTACATGAACAAATCCGCATGGAGGGGGAGAAAGAACTGGAGCGTGACTGGCTGGCGCTATTGCTGTCGGCCTTGGCGGCTGGCTTGTCGATGGGGGCTTCCCTGGCAGCAAAAGGGATTTTTCACGCACGGCTACCGGATGACCCAAGCCGGTTTTTTATCGAGAACATCGGCTATACCTTCGGCTTTATCATCGTCATCATGGCTCGCCAGCAGTTGTTTACTGAAAACACCGTCACTGCGGTATTGCCCATCATGCATAAACCGACGCCGAAGAACTTCGTTATTCTGTTCCGCTTATGGGGGATAGTGCTGTTGGGGAATCTGCTCGGCACCGGCCTGGCCGCGCTGGCGTTTATCCATATGCCTATTTTTGATGAGAATACCCGTGCGGCCTTCACCAACTTGTCGCAGGAAATCATGCATAACACCCCGGGAGAGATGTTTGCCAACGGCATCCTGGCGGGTTGGATCATCGCCACGATGGTGTGGATGTTCCCTTCCGCCGGGGCCGCCAAGATCTGGGTGATCGTGCTGATGACCTACCTGGTGGCGATTTGCGACCTTACCCATATTGTGGTCGGTTCCGTCGAAATCCTGTACCTGGTGTTTAGCGGCGCACTCCCCTGGCAGGAGTTCTTCTACCCGTTCGCCATCCCGACGTTGGCGGGCAATATCATCGGCGGTAGCTTTATCTTCGCTCTGATCAGCCATGCGCAGATCCGCAACGATATGAGTGACAAGGCCAAGGCCGAACGACTGAAGGCTCAACGGGAGAATCAACCCAGGAAGGAACACACGGATAAATCAGACCGCGAATAAAACTTCTCCAACCCGTTCGCAGCACATTTAAAGGTGGATAATCGGGAAAATGGGGCATAACGGGAGAAAACCGATTATATTTCAGGCAATCAGACCAATAGCCCCTTAAACCCAAGCGCAAAAATGGGTATACTGCGCCCGCCGTGTCCCCTTAGTTAAATGGATATAGCAATAAAACCAAATAAAATACAATAAAAACATAATGATAATTAATATTTATCATTCTAAAAAGTACACGTAAATGTACACACAATATCTAACTCAAGTTAACGTGAAATCATCGTCAAAGTCGTCAACATGCTTCGCGACGCGTCTCATAAGCATTATGTAGTCGATCCCTTGTGAGAGAGATACTGGATGCTCTAGCTCGAAGATAAAAGCGTTATCGTATGCCCTACCCAGCCAGTAACCACCGCCACATTCCTTTGGCCGCTGAATGAACATCACCCTACCGGGTGGAATGTAATCTCGCGTTTCCCCACGATAGAGGATGTCATAATCCCCGTCTTTGTTACCCATACAATCCTCACAAAACAACTGTTCATACATACAGTATAAACATGGCGTAATCATTGTGTGAAGATCGATTTGGCTGGTGAATGATAGGATGCTGATCGGCAAAGAAAGATATATGACCAAGCTCCCCCTCCGGAGCTGCAATGACGACTTGATTCGGGCAGAGACTCAGGTAAGCCTGGCAAGAAGGGGAAATAGATTAGGTAGAAGAAGGTCGCAGAGATGAGGCCTTTTTTGTTGGCTAGATTACCGTGAGCTAGGATTAGTAGACTAAACGTCTGTAAATTCAAGATCTGAATTATCATACAAATCAGATCTTGAAATCCAGCGACCAATTTTGGGATCCAATTGATTTGTGGAATCAAAAAAGCTTGATTTGCTGCCACAAAAGATCATAGACTTACTGTATTAGTAAACAGGAGGTACACCATGGTGAACGATCTAACCATTAAAGCGTTCGTTCAATTCTTAGAATCTCTTCCGGATTTAAACATCATTCCTGAAGCGACTGCTCGGAATCTTAAGAACTCATCACTATTGCTGATTTCTTCTGCCGAGCTGCCAGAGGATGAAGACGTTCGAACTTATGCGCCTGAGCGTTTTTTAGAAGGCTACATAAGAAATTCAGAATCTGAGCCATCAGAAAGCACCTTGCAAGCCTATAGAAGCAGATTAACGAGTGCGGTTAAGCTTTTTGTAGAACATGTCACTGGTGAGCCGCTGTCAGCTTTTGGGAGGGAATCTGGATCGGAATTACTGAAGAATGCTTCAGTTAACTTACTAAAGATTGCTCAAGACCAACTCCAGGAAAACCAGGGTTCGACAACCAAGAGAAGGAAAGCGCCAGTGGCTAGAAAACCATCAGTTAAAGATAAGCAGGAAGATGAACTGAAAACTTTCGCTTTGCCGATTCCTTTGCGTAGTGATCTGATTCTTACTATTGAAAATCTACCAACAGACCTGAGCATCGATGAGGCAGAAAGAATAGCCACTATAGTGAAGTCGTTCGCGGTGAAGAACTAAAGAATTTGAGGTAACTCCCCTGGCAGGGGGAGCCCCTCCGATCGAGGATAAAGGCACCCACGACCGTTTCAGTACTCGAAGCACTGTTACAATAGTGGATTCTCGAATTTATCGCAAGAATCTTGTGGGGTGTGCTTCACCCATAGGATATGGTGAAGTCAATGACTTTACGTACTATTGCAACAAAATCAGCCCCTCCTGGCTTTACTTGGAGACATTGTCGCTTCCGCCGAACCCGTGCAAAAGCAGGAACCCCTGATTCTGAGCGCAAGATCTTAGATGCTCACAAGTATGGCTATAAATGTTGGTCATTCTTAGTCAGGTGCAAGAAGTAATATCGAACCCGGCCCTCGAGCCGGGTTTTTTGTGCCTGTCGATCACCACTCCTGCAATGGGCCGGGATTTCACCCGGCGCTGCTATCACTCTTTGGGTTCTTCGCCGCCTTCCGGCTCAGTTACCTCCTGAGTGACTTCCGGCACTTCTTCTTCCAGTACCAGCTCATACTCTGGCTCATCGCCGCCAGGCATCTCGACACGCAGATCAATCCAGCGACCGGCAGGGATGTCGATCGGCTGACCTTCCTTGTATCCGACTTTGACGTTCTGGGCGAACTTCGGCGCAGTAGAATTGACGCGGTGGAACGTCTTGATCAGCAGGTCGCCGAATTCATCCACTTCGTAATCTACCCAGATGAGAGGCAGATCGTTAACATCCTTCGGTAAACCAATGCCACCGTTTGCACCGCCCCAGGCACCATCTGAGTTAAAACCGAGTGTACCGGATACACGGTAAACGCCTTCACCGACACGCTCTGTAGTCACTCCCTGGCTTTCTTCGTTGAGTTCGCACTGACCACCGCCGAACAACTTGACGATCGGGGATGCTTTCTTCAGGAAGCCATTGGAGTCTACAGTCGTGTTTCCACTGTGCCAGGCACTTACCCAGTCTGCCGAGCCATCAGAACGCACCCAGCCAACATACAATTTAATGGTGCTCGGCGTTGCGCCATGCCCTGCGTAAATGTGACCAGTATATGAGCCGGTGACCGATACAGATGTACCCGCCATTACAGAAGCGCCTGCTGGTGCGCCAGTTTGCCCCTCGATGCCTCGATAAAAACCAGCTGGCGTTGATAGCTTAGTGAAATCGAGGACGCCACTGCTATTGACGGTCCCAATGCCGTAATCATTCTTCTTGATAACAGCGAGCTTGTCGGTGCCAACGTAGAACCCATTCAGTGCATACGCCCGCCCCTGTCGCGCATCTACATAGAACGAGGCTTTCCCGCGCTCCACGTTCGCAGCATTAATATCAGCGCCAGATGTCGGAACAACTGCAAAGCTGTTCCACGTACCGATCGAGTAATTGCCGGTAGCATCAAAACTTGCCGCATCGGAACCACGGAACCAAAACGGAATGTTAGCGAGGTCTGGCACCTTATCGTAAGTAATTGCAGATTTCGCAGCGAATCCTTGCGCAGATTGAATAAATCCAGCCTTGTCAAAGGTGTGGCTATGTGCGCGCTTGCCTACGCGAAGAGTTACAGCTCCGTCCGCGTCACCCCACAACCCCGCACGTTCTGTCGTGCCGTCCGGATCATTGAGAAACAGGTTTGCATTCCCCGCACCTTTTGCACTAACACCAATGTAATCGATGACGGTCATGGCCCCCGCCAGCCCCTGGGTTGTCACCACTGACTTTTTAACCGTGTCATTGGCTGATGCCGCCGCGTTGGTTTCACTGGTCTTTGCCGCCGCAGCTGATGCGGCCGCAGCTGCTCGCATACCGTCAACAGTAGCCACAATTTCAGGGTTAAGGTCGCTTTCACCAGGAATAGTGAGGAAGTCGTTTAACGTCCCTGTTGCTGAGTTAACCATCACCTGAATACCACCCACGCGCTCAGGCTGACGACCTGCGGCAGTAATCATTACATCATACTGACCAGGCTCAACACTCAGCGTATAGCGGCCTGTGGCGTCAGTGACAGATTGAGAACGTGCCTGAATAACAACTGTTGCAGAAGTTCGGACAGCACGTAGCTCGATAACTACACCTACACGCGCATCACCCATCGGGCCTTTTAATACACCGCTGATTACTGCCATATTTTTACTCTCCAATAAAAAACCCGCTACTTGAGCGGGATTGAATTATTATTTAACGGGTGATTTACTGATGACCGCCGGAACCTATGCAGTTTTTACCGGGCTGCGCATCGCCCACCCACAGCTCATAGCAGAACGGAAGACGCTCATGGCTTGCTGAGCTGCATCCAGCCAAAGTAAGTGATAATGCTATCAATATACATTTCATTTTATATCCTTATTGCCATCTTCCAGAGGAGTTAAATACCATTGCAATCCCATTTGTGTTATACACCGTACCATTCAAGCTATTAGTATTTAAAGTTACCAGCATTCTTGGTTTCGTGTTTGCTGGAATAATTACTGGCGGTGAAAACAAAGTACAGGTTGTAGAACGCGTCCCGCTTGTTGAGCTTGTTGTCATATCAAAACCTTGCTGACCAACAATAACGCCATCCCTGTAGACTTGAACGCTAAGCCCACCAGGGCCTATGCCTGTTCTATACAAGCTAACGTTAATCGGTCCGAATATAAAATATCTATCAAACGGCATGGACTCCAGCAACTGCTTGTTGAAAAACACGTAATTAGAGCCATCAACGTAATAATTTCCAACAGTAACAGAAACAACATCACCTGTTATTTTATTTGCCCTTACCTCCCCCTCAAAGTAACCATTAGCGCCGCGAATTTCACCAGAGAAGTAACCATTATCAGCGTAAATAGAGCCCTTAAATGACCCGCTCCACGCTTCAATATGACCACGAACAGTAATACCATTAAAAACCCCATTACCATTCTTATTAATAGACCATCCTGTTTGATAGTCCCAATTATAATTATCTGATTGGATGTACTCGCCAATTTTGGCGTTGGTAATTGTGCCATCTTTGATAAATGCCGAGTTCATAAACACCTGGCCATTATCAACAGCAAATGGAACAGATACCCCAGAAGCTGTGCCGTCAATAGAATTCAAAACTGCGAATCGGTTCGCGTTTACCAACACTTGGCTCTGCATACCTTCCGGGGTGTTTTCAACACCTACCCCGATCCCGGCCAGATATTGTTTACCGTCCACCGTTTTTCCAACTTTCACGGCCCACATATCCTGCAACTTGCTTGCGTCCTCTATCGGCCCCTGCAACTCCTTGCCGAGTTGAGTTTTTGTTATCTGGCCTGTCAGTAAATCCAGCACGTCACTAGCGTCGCTGCTCGATGTGCCTTGCGTCCACGCTGTCCATGGCCCGGCATTGCCGAGGCGGTCAACAAGACGAGCTTGGAACCAGAACTGAACGCCAGCGGCCAACCCGTTCATTGTATGGCTGCGCTGTGGGTAGGCATAATCGCCCAGGTGCATTTTGCCGCTACCGTTCGATTGGCGGCTATACCAGATCTCCGTCCTCTGTGTGTCCTCTGCGCCATTTGGGAACGCCCAATTCAGCACGATGCCAAACACTTGGCCAACCGTGGTAAAACTGGCCAGCGCGGGCGGCTCTCCGATTTTGCCCTTTAAGACCATCTCCGGGGCGTTGGCCCAAATGCTGGAGATTTCAGCGGCATTGATAGCACGTACACGGGCTTGGTACCTGCCTGCATAAATGCCTGGAACCTCAAAACCTAGTGCCGAGGTGCGCGGGCCAGGTACCCAGTTCCCGTTGTCGCGCCGCCACTCAGTTTCATAGGCGATCGCGTTCTCGGTGTTCTCCCAACTCACGCGCAACGTGGCTACAGACAATCCCTGGATCATGGCCGAGGTTTCGCTAATTTTGACGTTCTTCGGCGGTGCCTGGACGCCTGGCGGGATGATAGAGATCGGCCTGTCTTCCAGACGAGCGCCGCTATCAATATGCGCGTATTTATCCGGCTCATGCTGGCTTGCGGTTATTGAGTAGGTGTTGTCCCCATTGTCGCTAATGCCGGTGACGCGGTATTGCTGAATGGCCAGATCATCAGCATCAATCGACCACGCTGATTCAGCTGCGGGCGTTTCACTGTAGCCAACTGTGACTGTCACAACGTTGCCGCTTACCGCTTGCACCGTTCGTGCCTGAGACACACCAGACGGCAAGTTAATGATCACCCGATCACCCGGCTTTGCCTCCGGTTTTCGATCAAGAGTTAAACTTCTGCCAGATACCGAACGGATGCGGCCACCGATTACCCTGCCAGCCAACATCTGATCGGCTACCCCGATAATGTGACCAGGTAAAGGGATCGCTCCATCCAGCCCCACAGAGAAGGAAATCACGCGGTCTTTGCTGTTTGTCAGCAATGCCCAGCGCCCACGCCGGTTAGCTTCGCTTTGGCGAGTACATCCAATAGCAGTAAGCTCCGTCTGGTTTACCCCGTACCGTCGCACCAAGCCGTTATCTGATACAGCCTCTACAGCATCAGCATAATGATTATCCGGATCAGACCAGCTAACCATAGCGGTGGTGTAGCGGGTGCGCTCACTCGATGACGCATAGGAAAACTTGCCATTAATAACGTTAGCGCGGGTATAGATGTAATCAACATCACGAGGCATATCAGCCAAGGCAACCAGCTGATTCTGGCCCCAGTACGTCATACCCCGGAAGATTGCGGCCAGATCAGTTAATACCGTCCAAGCTTCCTCACGGGATTGAATATAGATATCACAGAGAAAGCGCGGTTCGGTACCGCTGCCACCACGCCCATCAGGAACGGGCTGATCGCAATACTGAGCAATCCGATAAAGCTCCTCCTCTTTAATCTGCGTTGAGTCAATCCGATCACCAAGCCCGTACAGGTCAGATAAAAGGATGTCGTAGAACACCCAGGCAGGGTTATTGCTGTGTGCCCACTTAAAACCACCGTACCAGGTACCCGTATAGGTGCGGGCAACCGGATCGTAATTATCCGGTACCCGGATGATGCTCATCTTCGGCTTGCAGCTGATTTTTGGGATGTTCGGGAACTGCTTGGAGTCGAACTCAACAAACAGCAGCGCCGTTTTGGGGTAACTTAATTTGGCATCAATGATTTCAGTAAGCGCCGAAACGTTCATTGCGTCAGTTACTCGAGCGCTGGCCGAGTCGGGGGTAATTCTACGGGCGCGAATCTGCCAACCGGTGACCGCTTTGGGTAGGTTGATGCGGTGCGAGCGCTCGTAAAGCGTCGTCGTTTTGCCATCAACGGCGCTCTTTAATACCTCTTTATACGCCCCGCCATCAGTGGCCAGATCAATCGCGTACTCAACGCGAGTGCCGTTAACGTCGCCGTTATCTTCTTGGCGCAATAGGTTTGCCCAGCCGAACCGAATACGCACGGCAGAGAGCTGCGTGTTACTGATCGAGCGAACCCAGGGAGTGACGTTTTTCAGTGCGGTGTTTACCGTCATTTCATTCTCAACGGCAGGAACACCCTGAATATAATCCTGGTGCTGCGTACCAGCGCGAAACTCCCAGCTCACGCCGCCGAAGTTATCAGTTCCATCGTCATTAGTGATCGGGGTGCCATCAAGATAAATATTCTTTCCATCCAGCCCACCGGCCCACTCCCCATTACCGAGCGCCAGCAGTATTTTAGCGCGGGCAATGGACTGAATGCTGTCAGGGGATTCTACAGGCGTGTGGCCGCCACCGCTGCCACCTTTGCGGCCTTTAATTGGCTTTGTCATATTTTTCCCATAACAAAAAACCGCAAAAGCGGCATTATTTGAAGAAGATTTATATTTAAGGGTTACATCTGATCTTCGGTGTATATTCCAGCAGAGATAACCGCCCCACCAATTTCACGGCAGCCATAGCCCACGGCAACAGGATTGCCCTGCGCGGTAGTGTTTACTGGGCTACCGAAAGCGTAGCTTGGTTTGTTGTCCGGGCTTTCTCGCATTCGTAGCCCACCAGGTTGAGGGGATAGCATCTGAACCACGCCACCAAGTGCCATTGATGCCCCCATGGCAAATAGCCCCGTTTTGACCGCTGCTGAGAATCCTAAAAATGCAGGGTTCCACATCGATAGGCCAATCAGTGCCACTCCAAGGATAGTCTGAAATAGACCGGCCCGTTTGCTGCCAATAATCACCGGCACCAAGTGAATATCCTCACTGCCTTTCGTCATTTCCAACTCGGCTTCAGCTATGTTGCGTTTCCGTTCTTTGCCAACGAACACGGCAAAAGTTAATCCACGTTTGTGCGCTTCAGCCATGTAACGCTCAAACCCATCGAGCAGATTTTTAGCAGCAGATATCATCTTGGGGACATTGTGGGCCTTGTACTTGAAATTACGCCCAAACCGTTCGATCAAGGGGCCATGAAAGACCATTGTCCTCATAGGTACATCGATAAAAGCCATTTTATTTCACCATTAAAAAACCCGCACAATGCGGGTTATTTGCATGAAGTGATGGGTTTCTCATAGTAAGATATATCCCTACTCTTATATAACTTAAACTCGCTACCATCACCAACTTTTTCAACATCAAGAATAAATACAGGGCCACGAAATGGCTCATCGAATATTAATGCATTACCATTAGATAAAGGCTGCGTTAGAACAGGTTGTAAGTATGTGTGCTTATTCCATTCACTCAGAACACAAGCCGTATACTCTTGAACTGTTTTATCTGTACTACCAGAAATAGCCGGTGTGTTTTGTTTTAGATCATTGACTGTTCCACAACCAGACAAAGCCACCAGCGCCGCCACAATCATTATTCTCTTCATCGCTTCCTTCCTTAAGTCGAAAAAGGGAATGATAGCATTCACAGCAGATTTTTGTGACGCAGCACCTTCACAGTTCTTTCAAGCCACTGGCCACCGTAGGGAACGCGCTGGCTCAGCATACCGTACATATGATGCAGCAGCATCCCATCGGCTAACAGTATTCCAGCATGGTTAGCCACTGGCGCGGATATCTGCATGATGGCTATATCACCGGGTTGGTGTGGGCCGCTGAACTCACGAAAGCCGCATTCGTGCCAGTTGTCCAGGTAGCGGTTTTCGGTACCGGATTCCCACCAGGGGTGATCCACTCGGTAATCATTAAGTTCGATGCCATGCTCCTGCCGGTAGTAGCTCATGATCAGCCCCCAGCAGTCGGTATGCCCCAACACGAACTGGCGACCAATCAGCGGCAGATCACAGCGTGGGTAGACTGTCCGCAAGTCTCCTTCGGGCCAGCTAACAATGTGCCAGGGTAATTCGGTAGCATCACACTGAACCTTGTCCAGCTCGCTCGGCTGCGTGGTTGCATCCGGGTGACTATGGACGATGGCGGTTACCGTACCCCACTCTTCAGCAGCCAGATAGCCTTCAGGGTCTAGATGAAAATCCTCCGTGGGATTCTCTGCCAAGTTCCCGCAGGGAAAGTAGCGCTCTACGCGGGACTTTTGCGCCACCACACCGCAGCATTCCTTGGGATACTCGGCCTCTGCGTGGGCCATGATTGCCGTTAACGTTTTTTTCCGCATGCCTCACTCCTATTGTCGGATCAGCGCGGCACCGGGGAAGCCGCCGAACGGTACCGGGTTGTTCTCCCCGAATCGCTTCTGGCAATCACTAAGCAGGCCGCCACAGCGGTCTAGGCTTGGGTCGCTGACCGGGTTCCCTTTCTCGTCAAAATACCGGTTACCGGCGTAATCACACCCTTTGCCTGTTCGGTACCAACCTCGAGCACACCAGGTGCAAAGGCCGTGGATTTGCCGCGTCGGGATACGCTGACCACGCAGATCGGCGGGGCTAGATAGCTCAAACTCGACCAATTCATCCGTTTCCGTTGCTTTGCGGTCGATGTAGAACACCTGAATCTTTTCCTGTACCGGGTCGGCAGTAGGGTTACCGGTGGGAAAGTTGCGAGCATCAAGATAGTGAGCAAAGGTGTCGTGGATCGTCACTTTGGCCTGCGCCATGTCGTCAAATTTGAGGCATAACGCTGTGATCAGCCCGTTGATATTGGCAACAGACAGCTTAGGTTGCGCACTCTGCCCATCGCCTGATATTTCCAGCCCTTCAACCTGTACCGGCCAGGGGCCGTACTCCTTTCCCTGCCACCAAATTGATTTGGCTGGCAGCTTGCTTTCGTCACCACCAGCTGCCGCCAGTTCTGCCGAAGTAAATGGCAAGGTGTCACTATGGAACCGCAAAATATCGGCACCGAACAAGGTACCATCCACCTCATAGAGCCGAACACGATTCCCCGGCTCCAGTTTTTGCACATCAGCATTGATTGCCATGCTCTTTGATCCTTATGGGTTGAATGCCTCGGTGAATGTTGTGGTAAGGGAATAAACGCCTGCCCCCATCGCCACCGGCTTATATCCACTTTCACAGCGATACAAGCCAAGAACGCCGAAAGGCGATGACCATTGAAACGACTTGATACCTTGATGTTCTTCGAGGAACCGGATCACCGGTAGAATCTTGTCGAGCTTTCCGACAAAAGAGAGTTCCCATGACCGGGTGATCGGGTTAATACCATCACCGGCCACCTGCGAATAACCGTCACCGAATTGAGCCTTTCGCAGCCGAAACTGCACATCACCGGAGGCATTTACGCGAGCCGGAAAAGTAAAAGTTTTGATAGCCATAATTACCCCCTAATTGCCTTCCAGATCGGCATGCCTGGCATGAGGTTTCTGTTGACCACCTTCTGGCTCTCCTGCGCGGCAATGTTCCCCATTTGCTTAGCGAAAGCCCCCCAGCCCTCTGTAGCTTGTGTATCAGCATTCCCGTTACCGTCTATGTTGATCACAACGTTAACTAACGGGGAGCCGCCTACAGTTTTGGAACTAACCGGCTGACTGGCAGTTGTGGGCCGAACTCCCAACGAGCCACCAGCCGCAACAGGTGAAGCCGAAACTAACCCACCATCAGCATAGCCACGCATCATGCCGTAGAGATTCTCCACGCCGATCCGCTCTGTAGCCTCTTTGGTCATCACGAACTCACCACGGTGCACCACACCAGCAGGCTCATACTTACCACCAGCGCCTGTGTAGCCGCCAAGGTCATACGCTGCAAAATTGGTGCTCAGCCCCATAGCGCCGGTTCCTGCCGAGCCTGTTGCGCCAGCAACTCCGGATGCCGCCCCACCAATGCCACCAGCAAGCCCACCGACGACACCAGTGATCGTCTGCATGATGGAGCTGGTCACCAGCGCTTGCGCGGCCATATCAATAAGGTTTTGAACGATGGATTGAGTCAGGGAAGCGAAGAGGTTTGTCACTCCCTCCTTGAACGTTTGGGTATCTGTCAGCAAGCCGGTAAGCATATTTCCCGCCCGTTCCTTGGCGGTTTGGAACAGGTCAACAGCCATTTTTTGCATGTCGCCCTGTGCGGCGTACAGCTCCAATGCGGCCTGTTTGCGTTGTTCCATGCTCTCCTTTTCAGAAGCCAGGATAAGCTCGTTTTTCCTTTGCTCAGTCAGCACACCGGCGGCGGCGTAACTCTCAATAAGCGCTTGCCGTTTCTTCAACTGATTCTCGATGTTCTGCACCGGGTCAACTTCACCAGCTAGCTCGGCGGTACCTGAAACGGCGTAGCGCTGATCGGCTTCGGCTTTCGCCTGCAGGTAAGCCGTGTTGATATCCTGCTTGCGGCGGGATAGTTCCTCGGCGCTTTTGATTTCGCCGTCAACAATTTGGCGCTGTAGCTGCTCGTTAGCCATTTTCTGGGTATCTGCGGCCGCTCGGTAAGGGTCGGACGCGATCGCCGCGTTGTGGTCCTCCCAGCGCTGTTTAGCCTCTGCCAGTGCCTTATTCATCTGAATAAGCTCATCGCGCTGCTGGCTTGTCCACTTTGTGCCAGCTTCAAGGGAAGCGGCAAACAGCGTAGCCGCCGTATCCCCTTCTTTCAGTCTGACGCCTTCAATCTGAATCTCTTTGTTGAGATTGGCGATTTTCTGTTGATAATCAGCCGCAACGCTTGCGGATTTCTTACCTGCAGACGCGGCGTCTTGTTCTGCTTTTTGCTGGGCTTTGGTCGCAGCAGTGAGGGCCTCTGTTTGTCGCTCAGCCCCCACTTTTGCCGCTATATAGGCTTCATACCGGCCAGGAGGGAGGTTAAGATCATCGGCTTCAAAAGTGGCCTGCATGCGGACTTTTTCGACACCTTTTAAGCTGGCCAGCTGTTGATCGCGTAAGGCGCGAGTCATTGCCGTCTGCTGCTTTTCGTCAAGCTTCGGAAGTGCCAAACCTGCAAATTTTGGAGCAGCCGCAGCGGTGGAAAGGCCCGTCACTTTGTTAAGCTGAGCATACATTTCCGTAAGACCGCCAACGGCACCAGCCATTGCAGCTGTCTTATTTATCGATTCATTCAGTGCTTGTGTGCGGAGTGATTCTGTACTGCGGAGTTTTTCTGTTTGTTGTTCGAGCTCATAACTCTTTTTACTTAAGCGCCCCTGGGCTTCTGTAATCTCTTCTTGTATATCATTGAGAGACATCAGCGTATTAATGCGACTCATCCACGGGCTTTCTTTAGCGTCTACCTCCATTTTTTTCAGGGCAGATAGGCTATCTTTCAGCTTGCGGATCTCTTCTTCCGTCTTAGCGATTTCAGTCCGCTGAGCCGAGATAGATTTACCCGCATCAACCGCTGTTGATTGCAGCCCTGCGATCGACATATCGGAAATCTGTTTACGGACTTGTTCAACAGTATTTCCGTATGCAAGAGCCGTTTTCCTGGCTTGCTCGTTTTTTTGATGTGTGTAGTACCAAGCAGCACCAATCCCCAACACAACGCCAGGGATCCCACCGACGGCACTTAACAAACCGCCACCCAGCCGCGCCCCCAACGATGTAACGGCGTTCAGGCCACCCTGGGCGGCAGTTCTTGCCGCTACGCTTGCTGACACCTGGCGCTGAGCTATGGCCAGCTGACGCTCGGCTACTATTTGAGCCTCAATCCCTACAGCAGCCGCTTTGGCTTGCTGGGCGCGATAGAGCGTAGCTCGAGCTGCAGCCGTGGCAGCTCTAGCCCCTTCGACTTGAGCGGCAGCAACAGCTATCTCGGCGCGCTGCGCAGCTAACATGCTGCCTGTTGCCGTCATCATCCCCTGAGCCATATTGCCGAAATAACGCACCACGCCGACGCCAACTAAGACACTCAGACCTGTGGCCACACCGTCAATATTATGGGCAAGCCCATCGAGGGCGGCGGCTAACGTTGTTGTGATGCCAGCGGCGTTATTCTGCCCCCCTACCCATTCCATGAACGCATTATTTATACGCGTTGATGCAGCGCTAACGCTGTTGGGCATCGTTTCGAATTCTTTACGCAACTGTCCGAGCTGACTTATCAAAGCAGGGACTATCTTAGGCGTCGTCAGCTCGCCAGCGTCAGCCAGCCCTTTAAGGTCCTTTTGAGCAACGCCCAAACCGTCCGCCAACGCTTTCATGATCCGCTGGCCGGATTGTGCAACAGAGTTAAAATCCTGGCCCCGTAACACACCACGCCCCAGCGCTTGTGATAACTGAGTGATCAGTGAGGCTGTTTCGTCTGCTGATGCACCGGACACCTGCAGGCCGGTAGCCAGTGAATCGGTCAGTGACAGAATATCTTTTGTTGTGTAACCGTATTCTCGCAGCGAGCTTGATGCCCGCGAGAATAGAGCGGCGTTAGATTCAAACGTTGAGCCGGTATATTGACTAATCTGCATTAGCCCAGCCTGGGCGATGCCGAAATCTTCCGTTGATGTTGTGGCAAGCTTTACTCGCGCACTAAGTGAATTCCACTTGTCAGCGATCGCAATCAGGTTGCCCGTTGCAAATGCTCCAGCAAATGCGCCAGCCATTGATAATGCGCTACTGCGAACAGTCGCAAGCTGGCCATTCAGATCAACAAGAGCTCTTTGGCTTTGTCTTGCGGCACTTTCGGCACGGCGGTTGCCTTGCTCCATGGTTCGGCCGAATTCCCCACCAAGGCGAGTAGCGCGAGCCATCTCACTCTGAAACGAGGCGGAGTTTGCTGAAAGATTGACAATCAAATCACCGAGAGTGGCCATAATTACCCCATAAATAAACCCGCCGTAGCGGGTCAGTTATTCAGCCAGTTTTTTAAATTGAGCTTCCATATCAGCCCATTCATCTTCTTCCGATTTTGCTTCTGGCTCAGACCATTTGAGAACAATTTTATTAATATCAGCCTCAATCCCCTGAGAATTAGAAATAGCTGCTGATACTTGAGCTGCTTGATAATCGCCACGTTCATCACCAATAGGGCTTATTCGATCAAATGCAGCCCATAAGCGCAGTTCGCTAACACTCATCGTTTGCTTTAATTCACCCAGGGTTCTACCAAAGCGCAAAGCAAGCTGCATCAGGAAGAAAGTCTCTGGCTCTCTTACTTTTTTTCTGCATCCTCTTGTTTAATTTGCAGGGCCAACGCCTTCTCAAGTAAGCGTCTATGCACGGGACCATAAAAGCCCATGACCTTTTCTACATCGTCCTGTGAAAAGGCTTGATTGCCATCAATATCAAATAAAATATCGATGAATAGCACGGCATCGGCCCTGGTGTTTCTTTTTGTTTCATCAGCAATAGATAATTTTACCGGCTCCGCCCCTTCTGTAACTTCCGGCACTGCCAGAACCTCACGAAATAGCCCCAATCCCTCCGGCGATGGTTCTCGAAGTAGAACTTTTACACCGTTCCATTCAGGTACTGGCTCAATCTTCGTGCGGAATCCCGCTAACGGAGCTGAGGCTAAATCTCGAAGGTTCATTTTTTTATCTGCCATGGCTTGCTACTCCTATTATGCGGTGACGGTTACGGCGCACGTAGCCGTCTTGACTCCGTCTAAGGTCTTAACGGTGATCGTTGCTGTGCCAACGGAAAGCGCGGTGACCTTGCCAGCAGAATTAACCATAACTCTGGTTGAGTCGGAACTTGACCAGGCTAGGTTGCGGTTTGTAGCCGTCGGTGGCGCAATCGTTGGGGTAAGCGTCAAGCTGTTGCCGAGAGTCAACGAGGCGGTTGTTTTATCCAGGGTCACACCAGTCACCGGAATGTTTACGGCAAAGATATCAACTGGTTTACCCTTAATTCGGAGGGTGTAGGATGCAGAAACAACGCCACCTACGCCAGCTGTCCAGCTATTCTGGCGCACTTCGGCTATGTACATGTAACCATTACCAGACGGGAATACGACACGAACAGCGCGTGTCGTGTCTGTATTATATGCAGCCATCAACGATCGCTGCGCCTCTTCGTAAACGGTCCAGTTGCGGTTAATTGTCATTTCAGACGGGGCCGCTAGGCCGTTTGTCATTTCTTTTTCTTCCGAGCACAACGTTGTAACGTCGATATCATCTTTTTGGCCACCCGTAAAACTAAGCTCCTTAGTCGAACATGACGCGCTCAGCCAGTTAATACCGGCTTGATCGATGCTGGCTACTTCCGCATCAGAAATACTAAATACTGTGCCTTGCGTTTTTTCAAATTTACTTGTCATGAGTTTTTCTCCAGACATAAAAAACCGCCCGGAGGCGGTTATTAGATTTTTCGATTTCGTTGGGGGTATTACCGGATGTAGGTTATGGAATACATAAAATCAGAAGATCCCCACGTTGTAGCCTCTTCATCTCTTCGGTAGTCATAACCGATCGGCGTCAGGCTTTCGACTAAGCCCATCAACGCAGGAATATCTTGCATAACGGGATAGATCTCTTTTTCCATCCATGCATCAAGTGCCGAATCCGGGGTATCAGCCTTTAAAAACACTTCGATATGAAGTACAGCTCCCCACTGATCACCATCGAGATAATGTTCAGTCTTAGCTGCATCAGTCAGATAAACAGCAATGGCCGGTAACTCTTTGGCCTCTAGAAAAGCGGGGCGCCCATCGAAAAAAGTCGCATCAGTGACGGTGCTCTTCAACGCAGCCAAAACAACGCTACGTATTGCGGTGTGGATCATCATCGTTTAATTACCAGCCTTAACTGATTGTTGAGTGCGGCAGCCAGCTCTTTAGGTAGATCGCTTTTCAGTAGCGCATTTGACTGATTCATAAAGGCCTGAGTCAACGGCGCGGCCATGGGGATTTTCACTACCTCAATCGGATAGCGGGCTTTTGAGGTCCTGCGCATAACTTGCCAACGGCCATTACTTAGTCGCTGAATGAATGCGCCAGGGAAAGAAAAACGCCCAATTTTAAGCACACTCCCCGCCCCGCCCTGGCTGCCATTTCGGCGAGATATCTGCATACGAACCGGACCGAGATTGATAACGGGTAAATTCCCGCGTTTTACACGGATGGTGGCGATCGGGCGGTTAGGGCTAGCCTTTTTTAGCCTTGTTCGCCCCCGGACAAGCTTTAATGGAACCCGTGTTTCCTTTGATACTACGGAAACGCTCTTACTTATCGCCCGGCTGGCAACGCGGTTAACGGCCTGAGAGGTTGCGCGTGGGACTGCTGTTCGGCTTACAGCATTAAGGTTGCTGATCAACTGGTCTAGCCCTGTAACCACCATAAACCCTCCTTACTCTAGCCAGATTTGCGGTTTCCCATTAAACATCTGTGATCGAGTCACCATGTAAGGCTGCCCATCAAGGACAGCCTGATCGCCACGACTCCAACTGTAGCCAGGAGTAAATACCACCAGCGATATCCCATCTCCGCTCACTTGCGCCATCTCAAGGAGTAGATGGCTTTCAACGGCTATATAGTCCTGGCCATTGATCGCCACCATTTTCCCCATCCTCTCCGCAGTCACCATGTCCATCCGGACAGCCATTTGGCTGAAAACGTTAGCCATTGATTTTTACAGCGACAACGGTCGAACTCGCTTCAGCCGCCTCCCACGCAAAGCCCGCAAATACAGCGTCAGTGGCTGTAACCTGAATTTTCCCCGCCTTGAGGTACACTTTTTCCCCGGCACCGATAGCATCAGCAGCGAGCTTAGGCAGCAGGAATACACCCTCAGTGAAGCCGTCGCCTGTAATTCCGGGGGCAATGTCGGTAATTGCAACCACCACCAGGTCACCGACGACGACGGGAGCACCGCTTGCAATATCATCAGTATCAGAGTTAGTGATCGGAATGGTATTACCTAACTGAACAAAATTTGTAGCCATCGTGAAAGCTCCACGGCCCCGACAGGGCCGAATTTAAGATATAAAAAAAGCCCGAATGGGCCATTTGAATTACGTCAGAAAATAATGATTACTGACCAGATGAGTAAACCAGGCCGCGATGATCCAACGGAGCCACACCAGCATCAATACGGACTTTCGTCGCAATGCCATCAGTGTTGAAACCTTCCTGCTGATCGAAGTAAGGCAAGTCCACACCGTTCAGATAGGCAACTTCGATGGTGTCAGTGCCTTTTGCTGATGCCAGATACCACTCTTTCGCATTGTGATCATCAAGACGAGGCTCCCCGACCGGGATAGCAAAGTTTTGAATCGGGTTAACAATACCAGCGTTAATGTCCGCACCTTTCACGCTTGCAGACTTAATCGTTTGGCTAGCGAGAGTTTCTAGCGCAGTAGGAATTAATAGGAACGCTGGACGGATATTAAGACTACGGCCTGACGTTGGCTCTTTCTGAGTGCGCATCAGTTGGCGAGCTTTATCCAGGTTCGCCACATCAATAGCACCTGTGCTCATGTTTTTATGATCAGCACTAAACAGTTTTTTACCGTCTGACATTGCCTTATTAGCCGTCAGAATGGCATAGACCAAATCGCCAATGGTTTGTTTGGCTGCTCGCCCCATCTTCATTGGGACATCCGTCATTTGGTTTAAATCATCATTGATAATCGCCTGACGGGTGATAGAGAAGATTTCGCCGTAAGTCGCCAGCGCAATTTGCTCACCACGGTCTGCTGTTGTCACGTACTTATATTCGGCCCCCTCACGGACTTTACGCAATGCTGGGAAGCCCCCCAAACCGACACGATGAGCAATTTTAAAGTCTGACAACTGACCCTTTTTGGTCCAGATTTCAAATGTTTCTTCGGCCTCTTCCCATCCCTGGAGCAACGATTTATTGGCAACATCCAACAGGATGTTCCCAAAGTCAGATGTGCTGTGCGTCATTGCTGCACCTACCATCTGCATCGGGTTGAAAGATGCCACACCGATCCCGCGCTCAGTCAGCGACATACGCGCCCACTCACGCAAGGTCATCCCGTTATAAACGTTATCGGTTTGACGTTCTTCATAACCGGCACGGAACATCAGGGCCTGACGGATACCGTCACCGACGAAATTACCGTTGCCAGCATGGATATGAGCGCCGGTTTTGTTGGATGGAGTGACATCTTTCCCCAGCATAGCCAACAGTTTGTCTTTGGCCTGCTCGACCGAGCATTCAATATCTTCGACACATTCAGCCTGCAACTCTTGGTAGCGGCCACCAAAGCTTGCAAACAAATCCTTGATACCGGTAATGCGCTGCTTGAGGGCCTCGCGCTCTTGCGCACGGATACCACTTTCATCGAGTGTACTAACTGGCGCTGGCGCGGGTTGCGTTGCTGGTACAGTCGGAGTTTGAGCCTTAGGCTTGATAATCATGTTTTTCAGGGAGTTTGGCATAGCACTAAATTCCTCAAGACGTTTTGAATTGATGCGGGCCATCGCCTGCACCGCTGGGGTTAGTTGATCGGCAAAACCATGTTCTACACACTCTTGTGCAGTCATCCAGGTTTCCTCACTGAGCATGGTTGCCAGTTCTTCTGTCGTTTTACCGGTCTTTTTGGCATAAGACGGGATCAGCACTTGCTCGACTTGGTCGAGAAGGTCAGCATATTTGCGCATGTCTTCAGCATCCCCTCCGGTAATCCCCCAGGGCTTATGGATCATCATCATTGCATTTTCTGGCATGATGATCGGATTACCTACCATCGCAATAATGGAAGCCATGGAAGCCGCCAAGCCATCGATATAAACCGTTTTACTCGCCGGGTGACTGTCGAGCAGGTTATAAATAGCAATCCCGTCGAAAACATCACCGCCAGGAGAGTGAATGTGAAGATTGATAAGATCAATATCCCCAAACGATTTCAAGTTACTGGCAAATTGCCGCGCAGTTACCCCCCAATATCCAATTTCATCGTAAATATAGATATCTACGGCCTTGTTACCGCTGGATTTCATACGGAACCAGCTTTGCTCACCGCCACCCATGGAGGCCCGTGGAAGTGTAATCACTTGATTTAATTTTAATCTGCTCACTGGCAGCTCCTTTATCATTTGCAGGGTCTGTATCGAACTTCAGCCCAAGAGAATTGTTTTCATCAATTTCCGCCTTACGGCGGCGTTTCACGTCACCAGGATTAGCGCCTCGAGCCCTGATCCAATCACTCTCGGTTGCAGCACCACCGCGTAGTAATACACGCCACGAATTAGACTCTTTCAGTGGATCAATCCATGGCATGACAGGCCCGCTATAGACCGCGTTAAATAGTGTGTCTTTATCGACATCAGGAGGAACGACAATAACCCCTGATGTAATAGCCATTTGCAGCCATGCTCGATACATAGGCCGGGTGACTGCCGCAATAAATGCGTTTTGAAGAATGCTATAGCCTTCAAATGACTCCACCAGCTCCTGCCGCTGCGCGCTGTATGTGCCATCATAGTTGCGGGATATACTTGAATAACTACCACGACTACCTGCGGCTACTGCCCTTAATTGACCATTGCGGAAGTTCTCTAGATTAGGGTTTGGCCGATCAGATTTAACCATGCCGATTTCTTCCCCTGCCTCTAACCCGTCAAAGAGCATGCCGGGTACAAAATCCAACTCACGGTCTTCATTCAAGTTATCATCACTAAATGATTGCCCATCCCCTTTCTTTACATACATCCCCAATGCAGCAGCAATACGCGCAGCCGTTAATTCAGAATCTTCATATTCCTTTAGAGCAGAAAGACGAATAAGAATACCAGACAATAAGCTAGTTCCTCTTACCTGATGCAAGCGACGCATAAACTTAAGATGAACCATGCTATCGGCATTTATTTCTTTCGTATTCCCTAAAGATATACCTGTAGTGGGCATTGCCTTATAAACCGTATATTTTGTCGGTCGCCCCCAATTATTAAGGTATATCCCCTGACAAATACCCTTCGCCTGATCATCGAGCTCCAAAGGAACAAAATCAGGTTCCAACGCCTCAATCCAAAAGGAGATTTTGGCTGTAGGTGTTAACCCAGCAGCTGTACCACGAACCAACTGCCCAAACACCTCTCCATCACGCAACCAGGTACGCGCCATCAGCCTTTCGAGAACAGGCCGGGTAAATTGCCCGGTAACATCGGGAGACACTGACCATTCACCCCACGCAGCACGAATTTTTTTAGCCAAATCATCAGCAACCAATCCTGTACGTAGAACTGGCTGAGGGTCGACAATGATCCCATTGGCTCCAACAATGCGCTCTTCCATTTTATCCAGCAGGCCGATCACGAGATCATGGTTGTTGTCTAACCATCGGGCCTGTTCACGCAAGGAGCGCCCACCAAATTTATTAAGCTGATTGGCATTTCTATTCTCACGTTTTGCCCGGTGTGTTCTGGAAGGTAATGCCGCCTCATAGGCATTAATCATTACACGAGACTTTAACCGAGAGGCTTTCCAACCAGGGGAGATTAAACCAATAACATTATCAAGTAGGCTCATCGTGGAAACCTCGCCAGCTTATATTTGGGTCGCCCACGTAATGCTGCCTGAAGGCTACTCAAACGCCGTTCCCAAACTGCTCGGCCCTTCTGAATTTCACTCAGGTTTTCCATTGTCATCGACTGACCGTTAAATGTGATTGATTTGCCTTCCAACACTGATTTTTCGGCTTTCAGGTACAGTTGGATCATTTCTTGAATTTCAGCCTGAGTCATAGCCAGCCTCCAGAGTTAGATGGAGCCCATGCCGAGGGTTTAGCCTCTTTGTGAGCTTTCGTTTTAGTGGTTTTTTGGGGTTTGGCTTGGGGGATAGTAGGAGTGGTATTTTCTGCTGGAGGTAAGGTTTCGAATTCAACTGGGCGCGCCCATGGCGGCGGTTTATCCCAGTTGATTTTTTCGTACCCCCTTAGAATAACCAGGGCATGAGCATAGACCATCAGGTCAAAAGCTTCGTTGGCCCCTTTGCCCGGCTTGCTCCATTTACCATCCAGCCCCCTTTCCTCATACGTCAGTTCGTCATAAAACCACTCCCCCAACCAGTCTGGAAAATGGACATAGTTAGCCCCCGGCGTTTCACGCTGAAGCGCGTTATTTATCCGGTCTTTTAACAAGTTGGTTTGCAGAAGATATAACGGCACATCACCTCTAGCTTCAGCGCGGCGGTTAGGGCGATCCGTGTTATCAGGGAAAGTTTTTGTGATAAGTTTGCCGTTGCGGGTCAGGCTGTCGCCCTTAAATAAATATACCCGCTTGTGAACACCGTCCCGGCGACACTGCCGCCAGAACTCATAGGCGTTTCCGGTCACACCATCTTCCCCGCCTGAGTCGATCCCCATAGCCAAAAGAGGCATTTCTCTTTCGGGATGTTTTGAAAGCGGCCAGGTTTTATCTAACACATCAGTGCGCAATAAATCCCAATCCTCAATATGACCGCCCGGATCAATGGGTAGGCTGACACCATCAGCCCCCATACGCATGGATTGCTTGATATTGTACCGATCGACAATCCAACGTTCTCCACGAGCCCCATAGCCAGTAACTTGAACGACAAAACGCTTGTTTTTACCCGCTTGAACGTCAACAGTTGCCGTAAGAAAACGGACACCATCAGGTACGGTCCTCTTTCTGACATCCTCAGCACGGTCCCTCAGCGTTTCACCTTTACGCTGTTCCATACTGGATTGCGGGGTATAAGGTAAGCCCCAGTCAGTATTGATCACCGCTTTTAACGTTTCTTCGCTACCCGTAGCCTCGTATTCTTGCTCAGCGGTTAACAGCTTATAAACCAACTGAGACAGCGTTTGATATGCCGCCGCTGGGCCTTCCATCCAGAAAGAGGCAATACGGGAACGGCGAGCTTCACCAGTGACAACACCATTCGAGTCAATCTGCTCGCCTTCGCGCAGCCATACACCACGCTGATTAAGCTCTCTTTTCCTGTCGGCGGTGATTATCCCCAGGCAGTGAGGGCATTCAATATAAGCTGCCTCACTGGCCTTTACCGGGTCCTCAATATCCTGATAACCCTTTACCGTCTCTTTCGACGGCTGAAAATATTCATCACAATGTGGGCAAGGCCAATACAAGCGGCGACGATCGCCACGATTATATAAGGAAAGAATACCTGTGGTTGGTGGGGCCTCATGCGCGGATTTTCGTTTCCACTTGGTATCACGAACATCCCGACCTGGTGAACTCTCAACAAGGGTCATGCCCGAAGACATAAACGTTGTGGTTCGCTTTGAGGCAATCGTAAAACCATCACCCTCACCATCGATATCCTCAGGGAAGCGATCGTAATCAGTCAACGCCACACACTTATAATCCGAAGAGGACATTATATTAATGGAGGGCCAACCAATTTTGAGGTAGTTCCCTGCCAAAAAAGTACGATCATGAACGTTGTTATCATTCCGCCTAGGGCTTAAAAGCGGTGCTACATCAGGGCTTGCACGGAAAGTGCGAGATAAACGCTTTTTGGAGTGTTCCCTCGCCTTTTCCTCCGTCATCTGTACAAGAAGCATGTCAGACGGATCACAAACCACGTTATAGACAACCCAGCCATCAATAAGGCCGATAGTTTTACCTGTTCGTGCCGGGCCAACAAAAATCACAGCGTCATATTCACGCGAGGTCAGGCAGTTCATCGGTTCAATAACATAAGGTGCTACTGCGGGGTCCCACGGAACGGAGTTTCCCGCACTCATAGGGACGCGCATGAATTTTTCAACAGCTTCGGCAACCTGCATACGCCGTGGCGCTCTGATCATGCCAGCCATATTGCGGCGAATTCCTGATGCAGTTGCCTGAATAATCATTAATCCTCCTCGGTAATATCCTCCTCAGGTTCAGGGGCATCGGCTTCAATAACCTTTTGTGCAATCTGATCGCGCAGGTCATCAATAATACGCTGCACCCGAACAATGGCGGTTGGCGTCATTGCGCAATCACGTTCTAAGATATCTGGTAAGGTTTCCAGCACCTGGATAACGGCTTTAGCCATTATGGAAAACTCACGGGTTACCTCATCAGCGGGGATCAGGTCCCCTACCTCTTGCTGAAATTTGAGACGCTCCCGCTCAGACTGGAACCAGGCTTTACGATCGGGGGGCAACATCTTGTCCACTTCGATGGTTTCACCCGTCTTTACCAGCTCTGTCAGGATTGCAGGAATGGTATAAAGCTTGAGTTTTGCATTGCTACCGGGGGCCACCTCAACGTTTTTAAGCCTACTGGCTACCGTTTGGCGGTGCATACCAGTGATTGCGGCCAACTGATTGAGATTGAGCCTGATATTCTCGATTTCTTTATCCATGATGGTGAACACAAAGTGAGCGATTCGACATCATTGAAAAATCAATGACATAAAAAACAAAATGTTACGCAGATGATGATGATGCTGATGAAAACCGAAAAATGAGCCGTTTTCCGCGAGTCCCACTCCCCGTGGCAGGGCCCCCTCCCGGGAGTACCTTTTGATAATGATTATCATTTGAATTGAAATGATTTCATGTAAAACCATTCAAAACACAATCATTATAATGGTATTAATTCCCATTTCGAATAGATGAACCAGGACCATACCTGGGCTCTTGGTTGTTGTGCATTATCGATGGCACTCTGTGAATGCCACCTGTAATGCAATTTATATGAGCGCTGCTGCTGCTTGCCTTACCTCATCCGCATCCACATTTCTATCGGCAGCAAAGGCGTAATCCTCCGTATCCGCTAACCAAAATATTTGTAGGTCGGCCATTTCCCCATTAGGGTATTCCAGACGCAAAGCAGCCAAATGTTCGCCAATCTCAATAAGATAAGGGGCACCACCATCAAAAAATACAATGACCTTTCTCACGATTTACTCCGCTATCTGTTCCACTGAACCTTTAATTTATCATGGCTTGCTGCTCATTCAGCCATTTAATCAGCCCCTCAATCCTAGAGGCGCACACGTCCAGTTCGCCCTGGCTAACCTGCAACGCTATAACAGCATCACCGAACGTCGAGCCGGTAAACGGTGTCTGTTCACACTGTTGGAGTAGCACCGCTGGCGGGTACACGTAGATCAGCTTAGGGACTGGCGGGGGCGGTATCCTCTCGGCGCAGGATACGCTTAACATCATCAGGCAGAGGCTGATTGCCAGCGTCGCTATGCTCCAGCGCTGCGCGTAACGTTCTGTTTTCAGCATCGGCCTTGGCCCTCTTCTGCTGTTCGATCTTCAGTTGTTCCTCGGTAGCTCGTCGGCCAGCGTCAATTGACCCTTTCAGCGCAGTGATCGTTTCATCACGATCTGCCACCGCATCATTGAGGTCTTTGTTAGCCTTGCTAAGCGCCTGGTTAGCTTCATTGGCGTTATTAAGCCGGTAGGTCAGCACTCCGTTAATGCCGCCCAGGCAGATAGCCACCAGCAACGCACCGATAAGCCCGTATTTGCTTAGCGGTGTCATAGCAACACCTTACTAGCCTTCTCAAACCTGGCCTTACGGTCATCAATACCATTCAACCCGCCATTGATTGCTTTAGTTACAGCGACAATATCAGAGCCATATTGCCCGCACTTATTGCTTGACCAGAACCAACCGGCAGAACGCATCGCATTAACGTCTTGTTCCAATAGCTCAGGGTGGCTCACTAAGTCGAGCTTAAGAGCCGTGCCGCATGCGAGATGATTATTTAAGCCGGTAAGCTGCTTTAAACCACGCCCGCGATATTTCCAACCATCACCTGGCGCGCTGTTCCCCATCCGGCCACCATAGACCAGGTTTGCGATTGCTTCCTGTTTGGCGCTTTGCTGAATTGTGCGGCCTAACATTTTGCACTGATACTCACTCAACCGTTTAGCTTTGGTAAGCGGGCCAAACGTTCTCATTAACCCATCAACGGTATAGTTGAATGACTCCACCAGCACTTTAAAACCGCTGGACTCATGCCCTACCTGAGCAATAAACATTGCCTGGTCTACCGGCTTGGTGATGTTGAACTCTTTTAATGTAGCCACCAGGTGAGGATACCAACGCGCAGCTAACTCGGCGCTGATACCTGCCGCCCGCTGAAATTGATTTTGTGTCATAACTGTTTTCTCTGAAGGGGTTTAGCTAGGCGCATGACGTTGCCACCGGAAGACCAGACGGCTACACAGAACCCAATGTTAATTAAGGTTTCCGACCAGTTAGCGCTTTGATAATCGCCGGTCAGTATTCTGATGGTTACCGAGCCACAAGCCACAATCAGCAACCATGCAAAGAATGTAACTACAGGTCGATGAGTAGCCCCGTTCCTACGGTATGCCAACAGACGAAAGGCTGTTGCACCGCAGGCAAATGCATTGATCGTCAGCAGGTATTCATTCATCTGTCTCCCCCTCGCCGGGTAATATCGTCCAGCGCTGTTGGGTCTGAAGATTTTGCAATGAGGTACATAAGCAATCGCACAGCTACAGCACCGCCCACCAGCGCCCCGATTGTGTCCCCTACTTCGATGTGTTTACCTGGCAGAACGGATAAGAAGGCTTCGATCACGTCTGCAAAGAATTCAGCAGAAAACATCCCAGTCAGGAATGAAGAAGCAAACATCCACACTTTTTTGAAGTTCGAGAGGTCACTCGAAGACAGGACAAAAACCGCTGCCCCTGCAAATGCACCAACTACAACAGCAGGATCAAGATTGGAAAATACGCCAACAATCGTTACACCAGTTACTGCCGCCGCCGCCGCCCCGGTTCCGGTAATCGGCTCACTCATATTTGCTCCTTAACGTTTGCTGTGTCGCTCAGCGAACGCCGGGCGGTAGATATGAAAAAGGGCTACCCGTAGGTAACCCGATGTTTAGTGATATTGCTTAAAAAATAAGGATTTTTATCCCATCACACAGTAAAACGATCTTTATCAATCGGTTAGATTTGTGGTTAAATACTATACTTTTGACTTTCTTGCCCTGCAGAGTTGGTACATGCCTGAATTAGAAAACCCAGGAAAATTGATATGGCACGTAGCCTGTGATGAATCAGGTATTGATGGGCAGCGTTTTTATGGTTTTGGTAGCCTATGGATGAAATATCAACGCCGGGGTGACTTTGCCAGAATCATGCGCGAGCTCAGGGATAAGCATCGTTTTTATGAAGAAATCAAATGGCAGAAAGCCAGCTCGAAAAGATACGCCGCTTTTTACCACGATTTGGTTGACCTGTTTTTCAAGGTTCCCTGGTTGGCTTTCCATTGCATCGTTGTAGAAAAGTCCATCGTGAACAGAAAATTCCACAATGGTGATTATGATCTGGCCAGACGGAAACACTTCACATCCCTTATCACTGCGAAAGTGTCAAGTGTCATATCCGCACATCCAGAACGAGATAGTTTTTTCAGGATAGAGGTCGATCCTATCGCTTCACGGTACAAGAAAGCCGATGAAGAGTTTCATGTAATTGCTAATAATATTTTAAAGCGGAAATATGGCCGCCCTGAAATTATTAGCACTGTAGTAACTAAAGACTCTAAGTCTTCTGAAAATATTCAATTATCAGACTTTTTCCTAGGCGCAGTAATGTGTGCCTATCAAGGGAAGGCATCTTCGGAAGCTAAAATCCAGGTTTCAAATATGGTCGCATCATATCTTGGATGGAACCACCTTCAGCACGATACTTGGCATACTGAGAGAAAGTTCAACATATGGTATTTTTACGATAAGACTAAAGGGGTGAGGGACATAGAAACAAAGCCAGTAAGGCTTAAGCATCCCTTGCAAAAAAAGTAAAGGGGCCGACCTCTCAGCCGGCGCGGTTGGAGTCCCAGTCTGTACGACGAAGTGACCAACTTGGCGGTTTGCTTTTGGGAGCCGCCTCTTCATTCCCAAATCTAATGACTTTACGATAACGAAAAGCCCACCGGATTTCAATCAATGAACTGTCCGTTAGTCCACGACACATCACTTTTTCACATCAAAGCATGCTTTTTGTACCCATTTCCTCCGGGTGTATTTCCCTGAAGGTTTGATCAAATCGTTCCTTCTCGAGCTCCACACCGATGCCAATGCGGCCCAACTTAATAGCCGCCTTAATCGTTGACCCCGATCCCATGAAGAAGTCAGCAACCACATCACCTGGTCGGCTGCTGGCGTGGATAATGTGCTCCATCATTTCGGCAGGCTTTTCACATGGGTGCTTATTCGGGTAGTACGCTACCGGTGCATAGTACCAAACATCGGTATAAGGAACCGCTGACGACACCGTGAATGTACGCCGTAACGATTTATACTCTTGGCATAAATCCAGATATTCCCGATTAAGCGCTCGGTACTCCCTCACCAACTCATGATGAGGGCGCTCCAACCCACCAGCCTGGTGCTTCTCATTAGCTATGCGATCAAACAATACTTGCAGGGCATGGTACTGGCTCTCACTCGGTAGCTGCCACTGGCTTTCAGTAAACCAATGGCTAGTCATCTGCGTACCTGTTGCCGCATTAATATCTTTTGCTGATACCCCAAGAGATTGTCGAGCAGCCTTGAAATAGTCAATCAAGGGCTTTAAAACGTTTTGCTTCAGCTCTACACATTTCACCGCGTAGCCGTCAGCTTTGGGCTGTAAAGGCCCGGCATAATGACCAGCAAATATGACCCTCTCAGTAGCCGGAAAGAATGCCCGTAAGCTCTCTTTATTCTGGCGCTTCCACGGTCCCGATGGTTTGGCCCACACAATATGGCTCAAAACATCAAACCGCTGGCGAACAAGCAACTCAGTATCAGATGCCAACCGACTACCGCAAAATATGTAGAGACTACCGTTCGGCTTGAGCACTCGCCAAAACTCCACCAGCAGAGAATCAAGCCATTCTAGATATTCAGCTTCAGTCTTCCACTGATTGTCCCAATCGCAAGATTTAACCCGGAAATAAGGCGGGTCGGTAGCGATCAAGTCGATGGAGTTATCCGGCAGGGTTTTAATAAATGCTGTTGTGTCAGCGTTGATAAGACGTGTGTTTGAAATCATAAGCGCCCTTGTTTGGTAAGCTCGTCCTGCTGTTCGCAGCACGGGCAAAGGTTCGCTTGTGACTATTGGCATGAGCACCTGGCGGAAAGAGTGTTACCGCACACTTTCCGTCGCCCACTTCACAAACATTAATCTGCAATTAAAAAAGCCCCGGAGATTAACCCGAGGCTTTGAAGTCGTCATCCGATAAGCTTCAAATCAACTTTTCGGTGCGTTTTTTGGTCTTGGTAGAAGTTTTCGTGAGGCCCTACGTTTAGAAGGTAAAGCTCCAATTTATCCTCTATCCAACTGTAACCCAGAAGGGTTAAGCGGTTATTCAGTTGAAACTTATGAACACGGAGGAATGATAAATCCCCTTTCTTTTGTTCACCAATCTCTGGGTTTGCAATTATCGCCTCGATTTCATCTTCAACGATCTCTTGCAGTGATTCTGGCAGCTTATCAATAGTCTTTGCAAAGCGGCGGCTCTGATAAACTTCAACCGCTTTTTCTTTTTGTTCGTCGAACATACAAGGTCGCCTTTTTGTTCATGACTTCGCTTTGTGCAAGCAAGACCTCGCTGATGAAACTGAATGGCAAATCAGGGTTGTCTTCGGCTATGCGGCCAATTCTTGCCCAGTGCTCAATCTGCTTCGGGATGCTTCTACTTGAAGCCTCAGCGTAAACCTTAGCATCGCTGACGAAGTCATCATCTAGTCGGATGCTGATAGCCATGTGTGCCTCTTCTGTAAACACTATATATAGGGGGTGTATGTCGGTGAGCCATTATAATGCGACAAATTGTCGCGCATTGCAACCCTATGCAGCAAGAATTTCACTAATACTAGAAAGCAAAAACCCGCTACGAGGGCGGGCCATTTTGTTCAGTCGCTTGATGGTACAGCTTTGCGAAAGCATACATGAATTATAGAGTTTCATTACCTATTTGCAAGTTATTTCTCACATATCTTGCATTTTCGATGCAGATAGCCACACGTACAGAGCAAAAGACAGCAGAGTTAAACACTTCGAGACACCAACGAACCCTATCCTCCGACTGTTTGCGCGTCAGCCATGGGGCGTAATGATTACGGAGGGTTTCACCAAGCTCTGTTACCGTGTGATGACCGGCATAGAAGCTTTTACCGATGATGTATGCAGGGTTTAGGTGTTCCATGGCTGTGAGCACTGCACGTTCCATGAAATCCTCTTCCTCCTTCCGGTCAGCAGCCACCAGCATTGCCCCCAGTGATTGTTTAGGCCACAAGATGGCTTTTGCCCGCTCTAACTGTGCTTCCCCTCTATAGCCGTTCTTGCGTAGTTCTCCCATCACCTTAACTATCTGGCTGGCATTGTCGTCGTCCCACTCTTCAGCGACCAGTTGCCCCCATACACCGCTACCGCCGCTACACCTCAGCTTTCCATCAATCCGGCCACCGTACATATCGCCCCAGGCGCGTAATAATGATTTTATCCAGAGGGTTTGTATCTCGGTCAGACGCTTGTACTTACCCAGGTAAGACTTACGAGGAATACCGGCAACAAGAGCCCATGCCTCATGTTTTAACTTTCTCTTCTGATTAGGGGTCATGCTATCGCTCCTATGCCAATTGAATAATCTAAGAACCGGAATAAAATCACTACCTGGCTACCGTGTTCCTCTTCCCATGCTTTCGGGTCTTCGTGCAGTTTGGTATGGCATCCCCTGCACATAGGGATAGCGAACAGGTCATGCGCTTTAGTTCCTGTTCCCCCTTGGCCGTGACCTATTACATGGTGTGGGTCATCAGATGAACCACCGCAGCCGCTACAAGGCCGGGTCTTAACCCACCGCATGTATTTACTGTCTTCCTGCCTAACAAGCTTTGGTATGAGCATGTGAGACTTAGGTGGCTCAGCGTCGATTTTTAATTTCTTGGCTATCATTTGCTTTCCCTCTCGAATACCCACTCGTAAACCTCTGAGCCGTTTTGCAGCAGATCATTGAAGTCGCCAGATTTGGGCCAGCGAACCAACACCCTTTGGAGATCGTTCTTTGCGTGAAGATTGGCGCGGGCGCATTCGAACGCCGCAGCATGCCCTGCTGCGTTGCGGTCTGCATCGGCAAAAATGATTAGCGTCAGCACTCCCAGTGGGACACGGAATTTCTTCATGAAGGCCGTGTTCAATGTCGCCCAGGTGTTGCATTTGGTGATTTGATGGCTGGAAAGTGCTGTCTCTATGCCCTCAGCGATACCCAGCGTGGTTGAAGGGGGGAACATGCGAACGGCAACTGAACCGGTGTGCTCTAAGTAACTGTCCTCTTGAAGCTTGAGCATTTTCTTTTGGGCTCCACCAGCAACAGCCTTCTGGTCACCATCAAGCAAGGTGCGGTGCAGGTAGCACAGCTCGCCTTTATCGTCGGTTGCCAGCGCGTAAATTGACTGGAACTCACCACCAGCGGCACGTTGACTATCGCAGTAACGCACGTATTCCATTGGCAAAGACGTGATCCCCCGTTTTTTCAGGTATGCGTCGGCACCAGTTCCACGCAACGGCGTGAGCTTGGCAAACTTACGGCTGACACGTTCACGCATAGACTCAACGCTAGAACGGGGAACGGGAACGAATTCACCAGGCACGAATACCCTTCCGATCAGCGTATCGACCTCAGCCGCCAGCGTCTTGAAGTCCTTACCGGTGGAGCCAGTAAGCAACGCCCAACCGTCACCAGCTCCGCAAGTACATACGTATGAGCCTGAACCGTTCTTATCATCACAACGGAATTTACCTTTCCGGCCACACAATGGGCATTCACCCTTAAAATGGTTTTTGCCCGTCACCGGGGGTAAGCCGTAAAACTTAAATATTTCAGGCCAGCGGCCTATAGCTGCTTGTTTGGTATTCATGCGGCTTTCCCTTATTTCTGCTTCGCCTTAGCAAAGGCGATCTGTCTTGATTTAATGAAGTTGCTTACCACTGGAGTTATTTCCATTGGGGCGTAGCTAAGGCCGTTCGGCCACTCGCTGAATTTTTCGCGGTACATGTGTTTGCACCAGCCTTCGCTGATAGGTCGGCCCTGTGCGCTGCGGGAACGTTGGTAATAGAGGATCTGACTCCACCAGGCTTGTTTCACCGCTTTGGTGATCACTTCCTTGGTCTGCTTCACCTTCTTGAGCTTGCGGGTTTTGTCTGTCTCTACGTCTTCACCGCCGATCGGCTTGAAACCGCATTTAGGGCAAATGTAGATACCCGCTGGCTTGACGTAGTGGCACTCGGGGCATTCTTTCGGCAGGCGCTCAGGTTCATCGGTTTTAACCACCCTGGCCGGGGCATCTTCCATGCCGTCAGACGTGGCAGGCAGGTAGTCATATTCGATATCGTCGGGATAGCCCAATTTGTGGATGGTGCCGCTATGGTCGAAGATGAGGCAGGTGTCTTTGCCTGGAGCTGGACGCAGGCCGCGCCCTAAAATCTGAATCCAACGAATTTCTGACTTGGTAGGACGGGCAAAGATGATGCAGCGAACATCACTATCGAAACCGGCCACCAGCACACCAACGTTAACGATTATTTTGGTGATACCTTGCTCAAAGCGACGGATAGTAAGCTGACGTTCTTCATGCGGCGTGGCTGCTGTCATTATTTCGACGGCGACACCTGCCCGGTTGAATTCAACAGTGACGAAATTGGCATGCGCCACGTTTACGCAGAAACATATGGTTGGGCGGTCTTCGCCGTTCTCCAGCCAGTTCTTAACGATATCGCCCACCAACTTAACGTCGCTCATGATCTCGCCGATCTGCTCTTCGTTGTAATCACGTCCATAGCCAGCTTGCTCGGAGGTTTTTACATCGCTCAAGTCAGGTTGGGATGGTGCGTAAAACTCGTAAGGGCTAAGAGCGCCGATGCTGATCAGCTCTTTCATGGTCGTTGGCTTGATCAGCTTCTGGTAATACGTGCCGAGGAACTTGGCGAAAGGGGTGCCAGACAGGCCGAGAACTTTCACGGCGGTGTTAGTTGTCAGGTGCTCGATGGTCTGAAGAATCTTTTTGCGCTTGAGGTGTGCCTCGTCAATGATCAGCAGATCGATATCTTCAGGGAAGTCACGACGGATCAGCGTATCGGCAGAGGCTATCTGAATCAGGCGGCGCGGGTCGTATGCCGGATGATCACGCCAGATGTAGCCAATCTCTTCAGCAGGCAAACCGTATTCGATAAAACGCGTTGCCGTCTGGTCTAACAGCACGGTGTACGGAGCCACAAACATTACGCGCATGTTGCGACTGATAAACCCGGCAGTAATCAACGCCGCTATCGCCGTTTTGCCAAACCCTACCGGGGCGTACATCATGAATGATGCGTGTTGCTTCCATGCCGAGCGCAGCATATTCAGTGCAACAATCTGTTTTTCGCGTGGCTGGATGGTTAGCATTCGTTCCTTTCCTCGTTTAGATGTTTAGCCGTCTAAATGTCTGCCCGGCGTTTTTAACTACTCGATCCCTTTAAGATCACCTTCTTGGTTAAGCCTGTTCCTTCCCCCACACCCCAACCCGATCACCCCCCTTACCCCCCTCTTACCCTTCCCCTCTCCCCCAAGAAACAAAAAGACTTCTAGCCGTCCAAACACCCAAACACCCATTTCATCGAGCCAGTGGAGGCGGTTGTGTATGTCCAACGCTCGCCCTTGCATACCTGTCAGCGAATAACCTCAACCGCTCGTTTGCCGCCCTGCGCCCTGCGTTCTCTTGCCTGTAGGTCACTGGCTCAGCGTCAAACGCTTCTTGGTAAACATCCGAATACTGGTTTGCTACCTTGATGCGCGTCCCGATCGGTAATTCACCCAACCTTGCCTGTATCCATGCGGCATCCTCACGGCAATAAGCCGTGGGCATTACTGTTCTCACGAACGTGTTTTCGTACATGCTCACCCCCCATGGCTTACGTCACAGTGATGTGCCTCCAGTCAGTGCCAGAGCGTTCATCAGTTTTCCCTGTGTAAAGCAATGACGGCTCTCACGTATTCCTCACGAGCTGCAACATGGCGGTTATGCAGAGTTAGGATTTCCGCCGCTTCTCTAGCGTCGATAACGCCATCATTTGCAATTGAGTCCTGAATGGTTAAATCAACTTGGCCTCGTTTAGCCGCCACCAGCGTTCCCAAGGCAAAGAGTTCAACGTGATCCAAATCATCCCGAGACTGCACTTTCACGCTGATCCGTCCCTTGCGGGCAGAGAAGTAATCAGCCAGCAGACAGGTGCCAGAAAGGTCTTCGATCGCTTCCAACTCGCTTACTTCAAAAAAGCGACAACCGTTTTTTTCGTACAGGTTGTTATCGAATTGCGTTTTGCTCATGCCCAATGCGCCAGCCATTGCTGAGCGTCCACCAGGGAAGGCAGCACACATCTCCTTCACAACTTCTTTAAGGTTTTGCTCTACCATTTCGCTTTTCCTTTGGTAGTTACATCCCGTGTCGGAATATGGATAATTACTGCATCGCTGATGGAGCAATCACTTCAGAAGGAAAAGCCTCTTCTAGTGAGCACTCAGCCCCTAACTTATTGAGTGACGCAACCAAGCGCTTAGCCGTGTTGATATCTGGCAAACGTCGGCCAGTTTCGTAGTGACCGATTGAGCCTCGCGTACATCCCATTTCACGAGCGAGATCAAAGCTTGTTAGCCCTGCCTTCTTCCGGATTGTTTTTAGGTTATTCATAGAAACTCCTCTTCATAAGGCAGAAAGATACATCATGTATTCATTCATGACAAGACAAAAGATACTTATGGTATTTAGAGAAATGGATACTATTTGTGATAATCGAGAAATGAAAAAATGGTATGAACTGGCAAAAGCCAGGATGAGGCCCCTTGGACTTACAAGGGATGACATAAGCGATCGGCTAGAGGTAACCCCTGGCGCAGTTGGCCATTGGCTAACAGGTCGTAGAACCCCTAACCTTGATCAGATTGCGACGATCATGGGGATGGTAGGCTTTGAAAAGTTTACTGTTCATGCAAATGGGATGGTCGAAGACCCCAACTTACCGATTGTTCCTCCTGAGCAAAGAGTTGAACCCTCATACAAGTACCCGCTGCTTACAGCTTTGAAAGCTGGGGTGTTAAATGGTCAACCTGACAGCCTCGGTAAAGAAGCCAGTTTGATGTTTATCCGCTCAGACAAGAAAGCAAGCCTAGCGTCATATTGGCTTGAAGTTAAAGGCCCATCCATGACAGCTCCGGTAGGCGTTAGCCCTAGTTTTCCTGATGGGATATTGATACTCGTTGACCCTATGGAAAGAGACAATATTAAGCCTGGTGACTTCTGCGCTGCTGAAGTGAGCAATAGCCCTGAAGCTATCTTTAGGCAGATCATCAATGAGGCTGGCATAGATTTTCTGATGGCGCTAAACCCTTCATTCCCCATGACAGACTGCAAAGAGAGGGGGGTGACTTTGTTAGGTAAGGTTGTTGCCGCCAAGTGGAGCGATGATAGGTTCTAACTCGTTCTCTTACCCTACATAATCATTATAGAAACCGGCCATTGAGCCGGTTTTCTTTTATCTATCAATAGCTCCTACTCTTTTACCCCCTCAAAAATCATTATTTCCCGATTTCTGTCTTTCTTCAGACGATACGAACTAAAAAATAAATACCACCTAAAAACATACACATAGTATTTATTAACCCAATTAAGATACATTAAGTATTGAATGAAAAGAGTACACATTGTATCTTCTTTCTCACCGGCACCCGCCGCCCGCTCTTTAACATTACGGAACGCACGACAGGCTAACCCCTTCGCCCTAGCTGTTTCAGCGCCGGACAGGATGGATGGCAGGTAGGCAATTTGTCAGCAGGCAATAGCTTACGCAAAGGTTACGAACAGGAAGGCTAATAAGTCGTGCAACTCGAACCGCCACGATGATGTGGCGTGAGTGTTCAACCATAGGAGATCAAGCCAATGAAGTAGTAAACAACGCGACGACGGTGTTACAGGTCGGGTTCCCAAAGCGACGAACCAGGGGAAATGAGGCACAACTTAGATGCACTGGGCAGTTTGGCATGGCGACCCATTAACGCAGCAACCAGCCTTAAAACGCAGAGTGGATTTACCCTGCCGCTGCCAGTTCGGGGCGGTAGGCATAAAACCACTGAATAAGGGTAAGAGAATGCAAGAAGCATATGAAGAGTATTTTAATGGCCTCGCAAAAGGCAAAGAAGCAATGAGCTTTGCCGAGTTTGTTGAAGCGCTTTCCTGAGCAGCCTCCCACACCGCCCGGCAACGGGAAATAGCAGAGGGTTACACAATGATCACTTACAACGTAGTACGTAACGGCAACCAAGTTGTTGATATGTTTAGCAAGGCGCGTTTTGGCGTTGATGCAGAGGCTCACGCTCACGACCGCGCTGATGAGTTACGCGATCAACAACCGCATGCAGAGTTCCATATCTCAGTGAGCGTTCCAAAGATGCGTATCACTCTGAACACTGGCGAGGTTCTTGAACAAAACATTACCGACCAAGAAATTGATGTTGACTACGGCGCGGTGAGCGGTCTTTTCTTTTCTAATGTTCTAGATTACACCTCTTACCGCCTTATCCAGGCTGATCAGGTTTCTAACGTCGAATATTTGTCATAACCAACCATATTGCTATTCGGGGTAATGCGGCGGCATCCGAAATGGTGATTCCGCCGAGCGGGTAAGTTCAGCAGTTTAGCTTGCAATCCCCGCCATGCTGGCTGGAAGGTCAGCTCACAACAGATAAGAACATTTCTCTGTGGCGAAGGAAACTCAAGAAGACCTCCCTGAACCGATTAGTGCTCTTCTCGTTGTGGTAACAGTTTGGCGGTTATCCGTTCTTCCAATCACTACTTAACGGAGGATGGCGACAATGTTCAGCGGGTAGCCGCCCTTTTTACTTCTCAATGGAATATCAAAATGCTGCTAATTGCTTTTGTAATAGGAGCTGTCGTAGGCGCTTGTCTGGGCCTAATAACGTTTGCATTATGCAATGCCTCAAAAAGGTTTAACTCAGGAGATTAATCAATGAGTGAAAATAAGGTCACATCGTTCAGTCAACATCTTTCATATATCAATAAAGGTACTCTTGATAGCGAGCTTTCTGAAGAGTTGGCAAGAGTAATTAAAGCTGTGCGTGAAACAGGTAAAAAAGGAGCTGTTACCTTAGTCCTTACTTGTTCAATGCTCAACACGCGTGATGAAAACACAATGAAAATTACGCCAACTGTCAAAACGTCTATCCCTGAACTTGGCCGCGCTGACACTATTATGTTCTCAACGGCAGATGGCGATTTGATGCGTGACGACCCTTCGCAAGTTCAGATGGATTTGAAAGTCATTGATACCCAACCAGCCGCCGCGCCAATTCGCTTGACGCAGAACGGTTAGTATCACCCGCAGTTGAACCCTCACTATAAATAAAGGATTTAAAATGGATATCACAAATAATAACGAGTCAGTGAAGCATATTGCAGATCTGGCGGTAGGAAACAGTTTAGTTAAAACTGATATTCCTTATGCCCTTGTGCCGCGCGGTTATGAGGTCGCATCGCTTGAAAAATACATGGTTGATAAGGAGCAGATTAAACAGAGTGTAATGGTTACGTCTGCCTCTTCTTTAATCGCCTATCTTGTCCGGTTCAAAGATGACCGCAGCGTTATTTTTGCCGATACTGATAATACGCGTTTTCGCGGTGTTCTGGATTATCACCTGGATAGCAAAAGCCCGTTCAAAAACACGCATATCGTCACGTATGACTGCCCACATTCTGAAGAGTGGAAAGCCTTTATTGGTAGTGACAAGGTGAAAATGGATCAGGTTGAGTTCGCAGAGTTTATTGAGCAGAACATTAAAAGCATTGCCCCTGTTTCTGATTCAAGTAAAACATCCGGCACAGATCTGTTAACAATGGTGCTGGCTTTCCAAGAAACGCGTACATCTGAGTTTAAATCGGTAAACCGTTTGAACGATGGTACGTATCAGATGGCGTTCAGCAACGAAAAATCTGGTAGTGGTAACACTCAACTGCCGGAAAAAATCAGCCTGGCAATCTCCCCCTTCCATAACGGCTCACCTTACCAAATTGATGCTCGGTTCCGTTATCGTCTCCGCGAAGGAAGGCTCACTCTCTGGTACGAGCTGATTGAACCGCAGAAAATCATTGAGCATGCATACAATGAAATTCTTGTTGTTCTGCAAAGCCAGTTACCAGATGTGCCGGTTTTTGAAGGCCGCATTTAAATATTAACCACTTATTAAAGTGCTGTCTTATGCGCCGCCTTGTGTGGCGCATAGTGAAGCATTTTCACCCCTCTGAATGGATAGATAAATTATGGCAACTTTAAGTCAGCGTTATGCTGCGCGTGAAAGTATTGGCTCTGATATTTCCACCCGTAAAACGTTTATGGTTCCTCTAAATGAAATTTATGCAGAGGAAGGCTATAACGTTCGTGAATTAAACCAAGCGCACGTTGAAGAGTTTAAGGATTCCTGGATTGCCGGTGAGTTTATTCCCCCTCTTGCTGTTGAAATAACGGAAAAGGGTGTGAAAGTGATCGACGGTCACCACCGCTACCATGGTGCGTTATTAGCGTCTGCTGCCGGACATGAAGTGTTGCGCCTCGAATGTAAGGATTTCGTCGGCACTGAAGCAGATAAAATCGCCTTCATGGTCACCAGTTCGCAAGGGCTGGCACTTTCCCCAATCGAACGAGGCGCGGCTTACCAGCGGCTTGTGAATCAAGGCTGGACCAATTCGGAGATCGCCAAGAAGGTTAAGCGGTCTGAGTCTGATATCCTTCAGCACCTGCAATTACAGGAATGCACTCCGTACGTTAAGAGCCTGGTTAGGGCCGGTTCTATGAATTACTCATTAGCTATCCAGCTTAACCGTGAGCACGGTGTTTACGCAGACCGTGAAGCAGCGCGGCTCATGAAAAAAGCTGAAGATGCTGGTAAAACCAAAGTTACCAAAAGCATTGCACAGCCGCAGTTCAGCGCCAAAAAAGCCCGTAGAGCGCTTGAACTCCTGTTCGATGCTGAAACAGTAGAGAACGGCGACGAGCACCTTTTGCGCATCCACCCTTCAGTTAAAGCTGAATTACTCTCTATCCTCCAGGAGTATCGTCACGAAAATAAGCCTACCAGCACTAGCAACACGGCATCAACAAGTGAACCAGTGCAGACCGATGGCGATCAACTCCCTTTACTGAAAACCGACATTATCAGTAAGAGTGGAATAGAGGTATGGGCATGCGCGGCAGCAGCATTTGGCGATAAAGATGATTTTCTGTTTCACGAGTCGAAGTTCGCTCACACCTGGGCGGCGGATTCTTTCGAAAATCCAGAAGCCGTTGTTGTGCCAACAGAGACAATCTATAAGGCCAAAGCGCTTATTACCCAATATCAGGAAGCTCAAGAGCTTCGAGCCTGGCTGAATGAAAAGTTCGGTAATGAAGTGCCCGACTCGATGTTTGAGAGGCTACATGATGTCTCGTCTGAAACGATGGGTGATCCGGAAAGTCCAGTGATGAATATGGGCGATTTTATTTCACTTGTAGATACCATCCCTTGTGATAAATGGGAAAACATCAGAATGCTGCGTGCCGAAATCCATTCTGCTATCAAAATGAAGGCCACCAGCGATGAGCAATATTAACTTTAACAATGCGCCTTTGTGGATAACAGCAAAGGCGCTGCATATCTTATCTCAATTCAGCAACAGCCGATTAATTCCCCGCCGTACCAAAGCAAAGAACCACCTTACTTTTCGTGTTAACAAGCGGTGGCGCTTGCTGTCTCGCGATAACGGCATTAATTGGCAGCTTCTTACCAATAATGATTACGACAAAGTAATTGAGAGTGAGGCCCCATGAAAGAAGAAAACGTTCTCGAACGCTTCAAGCGTGATACCCGTGACCACTCTATGACAGTCGAAAATGATAACGGCGTATTTCGCCACCTGCACTTTTCTCGGGGCGGTAGCAGCTGTTATCACTTCACCCTGACTACTTGGCCGGGCCATTTGTGCATAGGCGGTGATATGGGGACTTACGTTTTCCGCCGCCTACACGACATGTTCAACTTCTTCCGCATGGATCACCGGGACTACCAGCGCCACGGTGATGATCCAGTCATCAACATGGGTTATTGGTCTGAAAAACTGGAAATGGGTTCAGGCCATCGTAGGGAGATTTATACAGAGTGGTCTTCCGATGCTTTTGAAGCCCGTGTTCAGGAGTATTACGACTGCTGGCTAGAAGATAGTGAAGATGAAATTACCCCTGAAATCAAAGCCTCTGTGCTTACCGATATCAAGGACCTTCAAGGCTGTTCGGAAAACGAGTTTGAAGCCTATACCGCGTACCAAGATTTCAGTTCCGATCACATTGAACTTACCGACTTTTGGGAAGACAGCTGCCGAAGGGTCACCAGCGGGTTTATCTGGTGCCTGTTCGCCATCGTCTGGGGTATCCAACTTTATGACCGGCGCAACCTGGTTAACGCTGCAATAGATAAGTTCTTTGTCTACCAACTGGAGGCCGTATGAGTACCCGAAAAAAAATAACAGCCGCGCTCAGGGCAAAGGGGCTTGAGGCGACAATGGAATATGACCGCCAAGGGCCAATGGATTGGAGTTATTGGTATGTCTATCTCACTGAAGAATCCATGCGGAAACTAAAAGCCGCAGGTGAAGACCCAGCGTTTACCGGCGTTATTGAATTCTGCGAATTTGATGAAGGAATGGAAAAAGTTGCGGAATTATTGGATTGCAGCGGGATACAGGAGCAGAAAGCATGAGGCCCGCCAAAATTCACATTAAATATACCTCGAATGGCGGTGGAACCACAAAGCAGGAAATTGCAGGTTTTTGCTACGACGGGATGACTCGCTGGAACGAGGTAAGCAAGCTCCGCGCCGGTACAGAAGGTGAAATTAAGTGCTTGCAATGCAAATCAAATAATTGGACGGAAAACGGTCGCGCCATTAATGAATATGAGTGTGATAGCTGTGGCGCGTTTATTACTGTTGAGCCGAGGAACTGACTATGAGCAACAATAATGAAGCAGAAAAACGCTGGGAATGTTTCGCCACGCTATGCAAAGAAATGAATGAATTGGCTGATGAAATAATCGAGTGGTCAGAGGATGGTCATTACCGTGATCGCCTGATTCACCTTTATGACCTCGCTGATACAGTTTTCGGTGCAAAGAACGTTAAAAGGCTGCTGGCAGCGTTGGAAGAGAAAGAACAACTATCCTTTCAGCGGCTCTCTGAAAATCATGCCGTTCGTGATGAGCTTGGTTTTGACGCTGATGCTAATTACGTGACTCTTATGGGGTTGCGTAATGCAATTAGAGCGTTAAGGCTACGCGCAGAGGCAGCAGAGCAGCGACTTCAGCATCCTATCATCCCTGCGCAAAGTTCAAATGAGGTTAACGATGCAGCATGGAAGCTACACAACATGCTGACAGAACATGGCCCGCTGAATGGTCACCAGTTCAACAATCTCAAAGGCTGTTTCTATGAGGCTCTTAAGGTGTGTATGGGGCCAAATAAAACATTACAGCCAGCGCTTGCTGATGTGATGGAAGAACGGGAGCGGCAGATCAGCGCCAAGGGTTATCACCTTGATCATGATGATACCCATGTTAATGACGAGATCGCCGCGCTGGCTGCTTGGTACGTCATGCCACCCGGTGCGCGGGAGTGGAATACAACATCAACAGGCTACGGTGACACGCTCGGAGAGGCAATTTTGCCGGGATGGAATCAGCCAAGTGGGAAGGATCGGCGGCGCGAGTTGGTTATAGGGGCAGCGCTGACTATAGCCGAAATTGAGCGCTTAGACCGTGCGGCGGCCAAGGTCGAGGGGGAGTGATGGGAAAGGTAACTTTTGTTGTTGAGTATGAAGACGGGAAAGAGCCGCAAGTCAGCGCAGAGACTCTCATCCTGGGCGGGAAGCTGGTTTCCGTTGCTTGGCGTGATCTAGTCATCAGCCAACCTAAACCGGTGTCTGAAAGCCTGCCAGCACAAAATAATACCGTGCTTCTGTTTGATGCAAACGGCGAGGGCTGGTTACTGGGCTGGCGTAGTGTCTTTCATACCTTAGGAGGAGAGGAAACTGGTGATTGGCGGTGGAATTTCCAAGTTGTCGAACTGAGCCATGAAGATGTGAACATTACTCATTGGGATGAAATTCCAGACCAACCGGAGGATGCATGACCATATCAAGTGAGCAGGTGCAGGAAATTTATGAAGCTGCCGTGCATGAAGAGGCCACTGGCGATGAGGATGCTAGCTTCGACTTGCTCTGCAAGCTGGATGATGCTGGCGGCACTGGCGCAACAATCCGCAAGCTGATCGACATGGTGCGGGTGCGTGATGTTGATCTGCTGGCTGTAAGGGAGGCGCAGAGCGTGCCTGTTGGCTTCCAACTGGTTCCGGTAGAACCGACCGAGGATATGGTAATAGATGGCTTTGAGTCAGAGGCGTTTAATGCGCTTGCTGACGCAGTGCTTGATAAAAAGGGTTGGCCTTACAGTTGCCGAGAAAGCTCCGAATGTGTCAAGGGCATCTTTCAGGCCATGCTCGCGGCAGCGCCCAAGGCTGACTAAGAAATTACTAGTTGTTGTGTGCAGTGCCTAATACAACACAATAATCATTATGTTGTATGCAAAGTGTCCTTATTACCCCTCCCCCAGATTGATCAATCCCTGATTCGCTGATACTGTTTATATATACAGTATTTTGCGGTTAGGGATTTTACTCATTCACGCAAATTATGACATAAGAGAGACAAAACATATGGTTAATGAACATTTGATGGTTGATATCGAAACCATGGGAAAAAAACCTACCGCGCCAATCCTCTCTATCGGAGCCGTGTTCTTCAGCCCTCACACGGGGGAGATTGGCGAACAGTTCTATTGCGCGGTAAACCTTGAAAGTGCAATGAATAGTGGCGCAATTGCTGAGCCAGATACCATCCTATGGTGGCTGAAACAATCAGCAGAAGCACGGGCGGCGGTCTGTAACAAAGAAGTGCCATCGCTCAATGAGGCGCTTTTACAGCTTGCTGATTTCATCAAGGCAAACTCCATCAATCATGATTTCCTTCGTGTTTGGGGTAATGGTGCCGTTTTCGATAATGTCATCCTGCGTGAGTCCTACAACCGCACAGCTCTTCCTGAGCCGTGGAACTGGTTCAATGATCGCGATGTACGCACCATCGTAGAGCTAGGGCGTGAAATCGGGTTCAACCCTAAGCGGGACATGCCCTTCGACGGCGAGCACCATAACGCTCTGCATGATGCGATACACCAGGCTAAATATGTATCAGCTATCTATCAGCGGCTACTTGCGCCCCACCAGCAAAATTAGTCACTTACAGTCATCGATCTGTTAAACCGATCGATAAGGCGTAATTGATCGCTAGGTTCTATTTGATTGTTTATCTCTCATTAACAACACTCAATCAGTGCGCACTCGTGAAAGGACATTTGTCCATCAATTTCAATTAATTAGAGAGGCCATATGTCATCTAATAACGTTCCTTTTACCGAGAGTGCTGAAATAGAACCGGCTTCAGCGATAGACGTTGAGCGTTTTTTTGAATGCTTTAACACGATTGAGAAATCGTGGGCTCAGATAAACAGTGATCTATTGGTAGTAGACCCACAAGCGGCGCGTTGTGTTGAATCCCTGATCGCCACAGTGCTACGTGTTGGCCGGACTTACCAAGCAAGTTCTTTGCGAAGGCTAAAATAGCAAAATAGTTGAACGAAAACTCCCTGGTTATGCGCCGGGGTTTTTTATACCTACCGTATAGAAGAGAGGTTTAAAATGATTACTGACTTCATGACTGAAGAAGAGGTGTTTACCCTCACAGGGAAGAAACGTACTGCACTGTGGCGGCTACGCACTAAATATGGTTTCCCCTCCCCCGTGCTTACCCATCCATCAAGATATAGCCGCCAGGCAGTTGAGAAATGGATCGAAAATGGAGGGGTTAACCGAGCTGCTTAACATGCCAAAAAATCTTATCTGCATACAGCTCATACGCTTCTTTCTGTTCTGCCAACCAATCGTGTTTGTTATACACGGCCATCACCCCCCCTAATTCATGCCCCAGCATCTTTTCGGTGACATGGGGCATGACTCCTTCCCCTGAAAGATTCGTCACCAGCGAACGCCGGAAATCGTGCGTACGCCACTCCGGAATATCAATCTTCTCCCTAAGCTTTTTCATGTACAGGTTTGCCGAAGACCGATCTATCGATTTATCCAGCTCTTGCCCAGGGAAAAGAACCGGGTTTTTGGCTGCTATCAACCGCTCTATGTACGGTTTAACTTGAGCAAATATAGGGCGGCGGATCACGTTACCCATTTTCGAATGTGCGCCGGGTGTAGTCCAAATCAGATCTTCCATATTGAACTCTTCAACCCTGGCCAGGCGCAGTTCTGACAACCGGGCACCCCACAGTAAAAGCAACTGATGAAGCAACTTATTGGAAGATACGATTTTGCTGTTCTCCAACGCCAGCCATACTTTTGCAAGTTCTGTGAACGTTAAGACACGGCTACCGGCATCGGGCTTTTTACCAATATTCTTTACGCTCAGCTTGGTTAGTTCGCATGAAGGGATCAACTGCCTGCTGATACACCAGTTGACCATCGAACGCAGTTGGAGCAGTAAAACTCGGGCTTTCTTCTTGTTAAGTTTTTCCTGCTTATCGAAAAATTGCACCCATAGCGACACGGGGATTTTAGCAACTGGTACATCTTCGAATTGTGTGTACATCGTGTTGTACACAACGGAACGGTAAAGCGTCTGGGTGTTAGGCTTAAGCCCTTTTACATACTTCTCCCACCACTGATCTAGGCACTCTTTAAGGGTCAGTTCTCCCGTTGCGCCTACAAAATAGGTTTTAGGGTTGATGCCCTTCAGGTACAATTCGCGCATCTCGCCAACGGCTACCCGCGCATCCTTGAGTGACATCACCGGATAGCGGCCAACAGTTAGGCGCACCGGCTTGCCATTCCAGCGGTATCGATGCTGGAAAGTAACAGTACCAGCCGGGGTTATGCGTACACTTAGGCCGTCACTGTCGGTAAGCTCCGCAGGCCCTGAATATGGTTTGTTGTGTATGCTTCGCAGTTTGGTATCGCTAAGGGCCAT